AGGTTATTCCGCTGTTTGAGTCATCTACTTGTGACCAGAAGGTCCCTTGTAAAGTACCAGTTGCACTTGTAACAGAAACTCCTGTTATTGTAAAGCTTACATCTGTACGAATATTTATATCTCCAACGCTAGAGGTGACTGATACGCTTGGAGCTTCATAACTCGTTTCTTGAGTTTCTTCGCCAAGACTAGAAGTTAAGCCTACACCTGTAACAAATACAGATGTTCCGACCGTGCCGACAGCTGAGGATAAAGCGTTACCACTTGGGAATACAACAAATTCTGGGTCTGCCTCTGCCGTTCCAACAGACGATTGCATAGCTGTTTCAGCACCTGCTACGATGGTAGTTTGTCCATCACCTGAAATAGAAAATGTTCCTATAGCAGATGTAGTGCCTAATCCTGTAACAGAAATGTTTTGATCTGTTGCAGGCGACTCCTCACCTAAAGATGCAGTTAGAGCTTGACCTGTTAAAGCTTGTGAAAGACCAACAGCGCCCCATTGTTGTTCACTCCAACCAATAGAGTTACCAGTGTTAATATCGGTATCACGGTTCCAACCTGTGGTTTTTGTTACAGAGGTTGTTTCATTACCTACAGATAAAGTAGTGCCTAATCCAGTGACTGAAATGTTTTGATCTGTTGAAAGTGATTCTTCGCCTAAAGATGCAGTAAGTGCAATACCAGTAGGGTTAACCTGAGCTATACCTGTACCTACAGCAGTCCCTGCCGTAGAGGTAAGTCCAATACCTGTTACTGAAATGTTTTGGTCAGTGGTAACTGTCTCAGTACCTAGAGATGACGTGAGGCCATTACCTGTAACAGATACAGGTGCTTGCTCCGACCAGGCACCACTGTTCCAAGTTTGTCGGCCCCATCCTTGGATAGAGGCCATGTTTTATCTCCTATGCTATTCTTAAAATTGCAGCAGTTGCTTCAGCGGCAGGAAACGTAATTGTAAACGTACCAGCAGTTGAAGATTTAACAGCGCCAAAATCAAGAACGCACACTGATGCGTTTGTAGTCAAACCAGATACAGTTGAACTGTTATAAATAACAGCAGCTTGTGCAGAAATAGTTGCACTTGTAAATGATATGTCATTAAAATCACATACAGCAGTATCACTTGATAAAGTTGGTGTAACGGACGTTAATGTTCCACCGCCCTCAGAATAAGTTCCTGAGTTTGCCACTTCATCAGTTTGTGTAAAAGCAGTTGTTGATTTACTTAAAGTTGCTTCTGAATCGTATAGCGCTAGTTTAAAAGCATTCCCCGTCGTAGCCGTAAAATCGTGTAGGCCTTTCAGGATCTCCACTTTGAAACTGTTGCATACAGCTTGTGTAATTGCCATAATAATCTCCTATGGGTTCCTAGACTCGAGAGGGATACGAATAACGCCATCTCGAAATTCGTCTCTACGGTCACGCCCCATCTCATATGTGGCTAGAGCCTGTACAGACTGATTATACATTTTATCGTAGTATTGTATCATATCGGCTGGACCTTTCAAGTATCCAAGTGCCTCTAAAACACAACCATATAAAAGCACGTTTGGAGCATTCTGACTAACCCAATTCGATGTCGTCGTACTGGACAAGACAGGTGGCTTATACGTGTATGCGAGCTCTACAGTTAATGCAGCGTTCGGGGTTGGCGCCAACATATGAGTATCATCATCATAGACAGCATAATACTTAGGAGTACCTGCTCCTGTTGATGTTCTATTTGGCGCAAATTCGTTCATAAACGAAATATCTTTTTGTATCAAGAATGTTCTATTGTCAGAACCATCTATCAACTGAATGTATCTAGTTGCTTCCCAATCAGCAGGAAGCGGTAAAAAAGCATTATTTATAGTAAGTGTGGCAGTGTCATATCTTCTGTAATAAGTTAGGTCTACAGTCCTTCTTAACTTATCTTCAGTAGATATTATAAATTGATTAATTATAGCATCAGTTAAAACGTCTGATGTAGTCTCAGTGTAATCTCTTACATTACTTAATAAATCAGTATAATCACTCATGACGTGCTCACTGTAACATTACCCACGGCCGATAGCAACCTAGTTGGTTTTTTTGGTGCTTGTAGCTCTAAAGGCATCATGCTTTTAGTTGTTATTGTAAAAGTAGAGCCGTCTGCTCTTGTGTGTGTAACTACTTGATCAGCAGTTTCAAACTGATTAACAGTTAGTCCAAATCCTCTTCCATCATAAGATGCATCAGAGCCGTCAGGTTTTACAACTGTTCTGCCTCCTTCTATGGGACCGTTAGCACCGCCTACAAAAACTCTTGATATAGCAGTTTGTGGTTTTGCATTTTCTAATGCCTCTGGATCAGTAACTATTGGCAAAGGTTCTAACTGAGGATGTTTCGCCTCAAATTCAGTGTAATGCACGATAGAACCATTCCACTCTTTGACCATTTCATTGTATGGAAAAGCCATACCAGATCTATCTGATATTCTTTTTGCAAATTTTCCTGATGCAAACTTAGCCATTAAATACTTGGTAAATATGTTTTAGGTGTAAGAAATAGACTTGTTCTTTCTCCATCTTGTG